TGATCACCCTGGGGGGATACCCATGATCATGATCTTTTAGGGATCGGAGCCGTTTACTGGCTACGGATGGCCCTGAGTCTGGGGAATTTGGATCTTGAGAGTGTGCGGGCGGGGGTGGTCGATATGGCCGGTCGCGGACCCGCACCGAAGGACCCGAAGCGGCGGGCTGGGCACAGCAAGGACCCGATCGCGCAGACCGTCCTCCGCTTCGAGCAGGCCGAGCCGCCGGACTTGCCGACGCTGTCGGTGATGAAGGATGGGGATCTCGTCGAGTACGCGTGGCCGGCACGCACGCTGGACTGGTGGGAGATGTGGAAGGCCTCCCCGCAGGCAGAGCACTTCTCCTCGACTGACTGGGACTTCCTCCTCGATACAGCTGTGGTCCATGCCCGCCTGTGGTCCGGTGAAATGTCCGCGGCTGGAGAGCTACGCCTCCGGGTCGCGAAGTTCGGCGCGACTCCCGAGGACAGGGCCCGACTGCGCATGCAGTTTGCGCAGGCCGATGAGGCGGACAGCAAGCGTCCTGAAGGGGCTGGCTCGGCCCGGCAGCGGCGCGGGGTCCTGCGGGCGCTTCCGGATCCGAAGGCCGAGGGGGAGTAGTGCCCTGGATGCCGCCGGAGCCGGGAGCGGTGCCGACTCTCGGGTACGACGTCATTGACTGGATTTCCGCGATGCTGGCCGCGCCAGATCGCGGGGACTATGAGCCGTTCGTGCTGTACCCCGAGCAGGAGGACTTCGTCCTTCGCTACTACGAACTCGATCCCCGAACCTGCAAGCGGCGCTACCGTCGTGGAGTCATCAGCCGGCCGCGAGGCTGGGGCAAGAGTCCCTTCCTGGCGGCCCTGGCGATCGTTGAGGCTCTGGGGCCCGTCGTTCCTGACGGCTGGGACGCAGAGGGTCAGCCGGTGGGGAAGCCGTGGGCGGAGGTCCGGACCCCACTGGTGCAGATCGCGGCGGTGAGCGAGACCCAGACGAAGAACACGTGGACGCCGCTCCTGGAGATGCTGCAGGGCCCGGCGCTCGAGGAGTATCCGGGACTGGAGCCGCTGGACACCTTCGTGAACCTGCCGCGTGGCCGCATCGAGCCGATCACCTCTTCGGCCCGCACGGTGAAGGGCAACAAGCCCGTTTTCGCTGTGCTGGACCAGACGGAGGAGTGGGTTCGCTCGAACCGCGGGAACCGTCTTGCCGAGACCATGCGGATTAACGCAGCCAAGGTGGGCGGTACGACTATCGAGTCGCCGAATGCCTTCATCCCGGGCGAGGGGTCAGTGGCCGAGGAGTCGGCTGCGTTCTGGACCAAGATCCGTGAAGGCCGAGCCAAGGACGACGGCCTCTTCTATGACCACCGTGAGGCTCCTCCTGAGACGGACATGACCGACAGGCAATCGCTGACGGCTGGCCTCGCCTACACCTATGGAGACTCCGCGGACCGCAACGGCGGCCACGTCGATCTCGACACGATCGTCGCTACGATCTGGGACCCCAGCACGGATCCGCAGACCGCGCGTGCTGACTTCCTCAATCAGATCACTCACGCGTCGGACTCGTGGATTTCGCAGCCTGAGTGGGCCGGTGTGGCCGCGGCGGACAAGGTCGTAGGGCGCGGCGAGGAAGTAGTTCTGGGCTTCGACGGCTCGCGGCGTCGTAATCGTGGTGTCACAGACGCGACGGCCCTGGTGGGCTGCCGTGTCTCAGATGGCCACCTATTCCTGTTGGGCTGCTGGGAGCAGCCGGACGGTCCTTTCGGTCAGGACTGGCAGGTGCCGACGGTGGAGGTGCTGGCGACGGTTGAGGATGCGTTCCGCGACTACAAGGTTGTGGGCATGTACGCCGACCCGGCCCGTTGGGAGTCGCACGTAGCGAAGTGGGAGGCGGATCACGGTCGCCGGCTGAAGCTCAAGGCTTCGACCCAGCACCCCGTTGAGTGGTGGATGACTGGTGGGCGCTCAGGCCACATCGTGCGGGCGTTGGAGAAGTTCCGATCGAGCGTGGTCGATGGCGAGCTCACTCACGACGGATCGAGCGTCATGACCAGACACATCCTCAACGCCCGCCGTCGGGAGTCCCGCAGCGGCATCCAGATCATGAAGGAACACCCTGACAGCTCCAAGAAGATCGACGTGGCGGTTGCCGCGGTCCTCGCCTGGCAGGCCCGGGTTGACGCCATGGCCAAGGGGCTAGGCAAAAAGAAGGCTGGCAGGTCGGGACGGGTGGTGGTGCTGCGATGACTGTATCCATCCCTGAACTGCCGCTGTTGCATCTGTCGGACGACGAGTTGGGGCTGATCCAGGTACTGCGCGCGGACATGATGCGCGACCGCTGGAACCTGCAGCTCCGGGACGCCTACTTCAACGGCGAGCAGCTGGTCCGTGACCTCGGTATCAGCATTCCACCGCAGCTCAAGGGCCTGCATACGGTCATCGGTTGGCCGCGGGTGGGTGTCGAGAGTCTGGAGGAACGCCTCGACCTCGAGGCGTTCCGGTGGGCTGACGGCGCGGACAGCACCGAGCTGTCGGAGATCGCCGAGGCGAATGATCTGCTGGATGAGGCGTCCCTGGCCCATACTGATGCGCTGATCTACGGCCGTGAGTACTTGGCGGTTGGGTCTGGGGACTGCGGTGAGGATTGCCCGCCGCTCATCACGGTTGAGTCGCCGCTGGATATGACGCTGATGTGGGATGCCCGTCTTCGGATGGGCACGGCGGCGTTGCGGGAGTGCCAGGCTGACGGGTTCGTTGAGTCGGGCGTCGACGAGCGGATGATCGTCCTGTATCTGCCGGAGCAGACGATCACTGCCGTGCCGGGCAAGTCGGGCGGCTGGGAGGTTGTTGACCGGGACATTCACCGGCTTGGTGTGGTGCCGGTCGTCCGTATGGCGAACCGGCAGCGGACGGCGGACAGAGTCGGCCGGTCGGAGATCACCCCGGAGGTCATGTCGATCACGGATGCCGCGTGTCGGCGCCTGATGGGCATGGAAGTGGCCGCGGAGTTCTTCGGTGCCCCGCAGCGCTACATCCTCGGTGCGTCCGAGTCTGCGTTCCAGGATGCCGAAGGGAACGCCAAGAGCGCCTGGGAGACGTACATCGGCCGCGTCCTGGCTTTGGAGCGGGACGAGGACGGCGCGGTCCCGACGGTCGGCCAGTTCGCGGCACATGACCCGACTGCCATGACCCGCATCATCGATCTGTACGCCAGGATCATGTCGGCGCAGTTCGGTCTGCCGCCGCACATGCTGGGCTACACCACGGACAACCCGGCGTCGGCGGACGCGATCCGTTCCACGGAAGCGAAGTTGGTCAAGCGGTCGGAGCGACGGATCCGCCGGTATGGGGCTGCCTGGCAGCAGGCGATGCGCCTGGCCTTGTGGGTCCGCGATGGTGAGCCGCCGGACGCCTCGCGCCGCATTGAGACGGTGTGGCGGAATCCGGCGACGCCGACGGTGGCCGCCCAGGCGGACGCCACGGTCAAGCTCGTCCAGGCCGGTATTATCCCTGCCGACTCGGATGTCGCTTTGGAGATGGCGGGCCTCAGCGAGAACCAGCGTCAGCGGGTTCGCGCGGATCGCCTGCGGTCTCGTGGGACGTCGGTCTTGGACCGCCTTGCGGGGATTGCCTCGCCGGATGCGGCACCTTCTCCGGAGGTCGTCGATGGCGACGTCAGTATCGGATGACGGTGCCGGCGCGAACCGGCAGCGCCGAGCCCAGCGCGGCCTCACGGTGCTGCTGTCGCGGGATATGCGTAAGCTCCGTCGGCTGATCATTCCGTCCCGAATGCAGGCCACGGTCCCGGAGTGGATTGAGGCTGTGCGTGATCTGGTGGGGGAGTACGGCAACGCCTCCGCTGCTGCCGCCGCCGATTTCTACGATGCGGAGCGGGTGGCCGCCCAGGTGACTGGGCGGTTCACGGTGCCCCTGCTGGATCCTCCGCCGGATGAGCGGGTGGAGGCTTCGCTGCGCTGGGCGACGAAGGACATCTGGCCGCGCGACCCGGAGGATCCGAAGACCACCGAGGCCCAGCGGGCTCCGCTGGAGGTCCGGCTGGAAGCGGCGGAGAAGAAGGCCGAAGCGGTCGTCCAGAAGCTGGTCACAGATCAGGGGCGGGGGACGGTTCAGGCTGCTGTGCGCCAGGACCGTATGGCAGTCGGGTACGCGCGCGCCGCAGCCCTGGGGGCTTGCGCGTTCTGCAGGCTCCTTGCAACCCGCGGCATGACGTACAAGCGGGACACGGCAGGTTTCCGGGCTCACGATGGCTGTAACTGCGGCGTGATTCCGGTGTTCAAGGGGCAGCGTTTCGAGCTGTCCGCCCATGCGCAGGAGTGGGATCGGTTGTACCGCGAGTACGCGGCCCCGTTTCCTGGTGATCAGCTGCGCCGGTTCCGGCGTGCGATTGCCGAGCACGGCTGAGGCTGCTGCTCACTGATTCACGTGGTCGCCCTGGTGGCGGCCTTTTTCATTTCGACAGCCCCTGGAGGGCCGATTCGTCATGCCTGAAGAGACCGAGAGCACCGAGCAGCAGGCCGAGACCGGCACCGAGGAGACCGTCAACGAGGCGGCGACTGAGGAGAACGGCGCCGAAGCCACGGACGACGCCCAGGAGGCGGAGACCGAGGACAAGCCGTTCGACCGGAAGGTGGCCGAGGCGAAGATCCGGAAGGCGAACTCGGAGGCACAGAACCTCCGGAAGCGCCTGAAGGAGCTGGAGCCGAAGGCCGCAGAGCTGCAGGCCATCAAGGACTCGGAGAAGAGCGACACCGAGCGCCTCAACGACCAGTTGTCCCGCGCTAACGAGCAGATCACCAAGACGCGCGAGCGCCTGGCGAAGGCTCGCGTGCAGGCCCTGGCCGGGGCTGCGGCCGATGACCGGCCGGCATTCACGGATCCCGAGGATGCAGTCGGAGCGCTCGACCTCAACTCGTACATCGACGGCGATGGCGACATCGATGAGGCGGCCATCGAGGCCGACCTCCAGGCACTGCTACAGCGCAAGCCGCACTGGGCGAAGAGCCAGCCCCAGGAGGGCCCGCGGCGTCCCGCACCGGACCGCACACAGGCGTCCGGCGCCAACCGAACGAAGGCCCCCAGCCCGGAGGACGAGTTCTCCGGATG